TCTTTAAACAAGCTTCCTTAGTTCCTTCAGCAATTATTTGCCTTTCCCATTTCATATTAGGATTTTTAAAGTCTTCCCAAAATATAGAACTAGACGATGAACAAATATAACCATCATCCATCATACCCTTATGATAACCAATATATTTTTTATTATTAGTTAAATTTGTCCATTGATATACAAAAGCTTCCATTCTTAAAACATGTTTCATTAAATAATTTCATCAGGATAACCAGATCTCCATAAATGTTCTGTTGTTTTAGCATTTAAAATAACTTTTCCATCGGGATGTTTAGCTAAATCAAACTCCGGTGAAAATATCCATGTGAATGGTATTCTTTTAGTAGGTGACTTAACGCCATGTGAAATGGCAATATGCTTATACATGAAACATACTTTATCCTCGATGTTTAACCACTTTTGACTAGTCATTGGATTTCTAGGATCGTTAACTAATTTCTCCATTTGCTCTAACCAAGTTTCAGCGTATTTGTTTTCAGCAATAAATTCTCCATCTTTGCCGATAGAATATTTTACCTTACCATTCAAATATGATCCGCTGAATATTTGCTGTAGTCCTTGAAAGTGTCCAGTGCCTCCGTATAATGGAGTTTCTGGATCTACTAAATGAGGATATGCCATCGCTAAATATCTTGCTGTATTTTTGCAAGGATATAAAGGACTCCTGAAGTTTTGATCTTCTTTAAAATACTTTTCCATAATCTTAGCAAATTCCATCATCGTATATGGTCTGTCAAGATTGTCTAAGACATGTGCCATTTTATCAGCAGCTTTCTTAGGTCCCCATAGAAGCCACTCCTTAACGTCAGTCCCCTTTGGATAATAGATCTGAAACAAATCATTTCTAGCGTGTCTGTTCTCCTTAAAATGTGCTTTAAGTGCATCTTCACCATCGTTAATAAGTTTGGTTAGAGTTCCCCAATGTTCATTTGTAAATGAGAACACTAATGTATACCATAAACGATCTCGGCTATTTGTAACTGATTTCATTAGGTCACAAAATGGATGTTCATGCCAGTGTAGTCTGTGTGAGAAGATTTGATAGTCTTCTGATAATAACTGATCTTCGCGTTTATCGAATGCTTGACAAAATTCAAAGAATTTATCTAAGCGCTCTTCTTCAGTCCAATCCTTCATCCAACTTTCAGTTGGTTTGCCATCTTTTAATTTAATTTTAGATGTGTTAGGGTATGTAATGTTATTGTAAACGATATCGTTGTGTTGAAAAAGAGGCGATGCACTTACATGTGACCTTTTAGTCTTTTTTGGTTCAATTTCACACATAGGTGGTCTCATGAACTCTTCTGCTTCTAGTAAGTCTCTCATTTGTAAAATTGGTTTACTCTTCGTTTATATTCATCCACTGAAATTCCAGCTTCTTTAATAATCTTGTCATCTGACGGATGTGATGTCATTCCTTTGAATGTTTCAACTAAGCCAAGATCTAACATAGCTTTTTGACGGCCGAATGGATGGTCTTTAATTTCGCAGCTTGAAAAGATTGCGTCATAATCTAAATGAGCATAATCAGCTCCAGGTTTAACGTAGTTTTCAACCCATCTAATAAAGTCACATGCAACATCTTCAGCGTTATATGGCAAAGATCCAGTGTCAGCATATATTTTGTTCATAACTTCATCCAAGAATTGTTCACTCTTTTTGTTGTTATATCCAATAGGATCTGCTAAGTACCCGATGCACTCTACTGCGTTAGTACCGTAATAGAACATACTATCACGATGAACAAATTGAGGATACCAGTCGGCTATGTCTGCTATGACGGCAGCATACTGAAAGCGATAGACTCTTAATCCATTGTCTTGATTCCACTTAAACATGAAATCTCCTAGTTCCCTTAAAGTCTTTCGTTCTCCGTTCTCTAGAAAAGCAGCTAACTCTCTAGCTAATCTTGGTGCAAATTCACTTAGATAATAATCACCACCTCTTTTATAAACTCTAGAGTTAGGTGTGAATCCGCTCATTCCTACAAACAAATCATCAGAATGTTGAGGTACTGGTGGTTTTGGAAATGCAGGAAATTGATAGCCTACGGAAGTGTAGAACGGGTGAGGATGACTATTAACTATTTCAATCATTTGCTCTATGTTATCGCACTCGTGCAAATGACTGAGCAATGTATTATGGTAACCTGATGGATTAAGAGCATAATTGATACCTGATCCACAAACTCTGTGTAAGATAAAAATATAAAGCCACTCTTCTAATCCAAAGACAGCTTGTTTTCCTGTCCAATTTGTTGCAATTTCTTTTCGGTATTTAGAATGAATACCCTGTTGCATTTTATCCCAATAAGGATGTGCTGGTGTCCAACCATAAAATACATCATTAATGATTTGTGAGAATCCAGCAAACTTGCGTTCAACTACATCATATAGTTCAACATGATGCATTAAGTCGTCGCCGATATTAGAACCTAAATACGAAGTTGTACCTAAATTACACAATTTTTGCTGATCGTCAGCTAACTTAAAATATCTAAGGAATTCATCGTAATATCTTGTAGTCTGAATAGCCATTTATTTAATTAATAATTTCATTTTATGATTTATTAGGTTTTTAAAAAAGTGCCATTGTCTTTTTTTCCAAATTCTTATTTGGCACATTTTTAATTAGATCCCATCTGTAATACTCTCTGGAGATGTGAACTGACTTTGGTTGTTCCATTACGTCAAATGTTAATTCTCCATCAGAGTTAGTATAAACGTCAGGATGTTTGTAACATTTCCATCCATTTGCTTTACACATAGTTTCTATACCACTATTTATTTGTTTTACAAGGGCTGACCTTTCTGCCCAAGATCCAGCAAATGGAGTTCCTTTATAATAACCAGTCTTTGGTAAAACTCTTGATTCGTTTTCAATAGGTAGAACTTGAACTACTTCAATATTTTCTACACCAAGAGCATTAAGCTTTTTAAGTTCGGCTTCATAGTTAACTAACAAAGTTTCTACTGATTTCTTAGGATCAGCTTGTCTCATTAAGTGATGACGAACATCGATATTGCCCATATAAACTCGTAAGCTTTTGATCCAAGGATAAACATAAGAATCTAATCCTCTTTTTAAAGCACCGTGCATTGTTAAGCCATCGTGTCTTTGTGTCATGTAACCAGCTTCATATTGACTAAATGAGTGACTATCACCGAAACAAAGTTTATCAGTCTTTTGAATGCAATCAATTCTAGGAATATCACCTTGAACAACCATTTCTTTAATCAGATCAATTTCACATTCAAGAGTTTTAAAAAGATCTGAACCAGTTTTAAGTCTCTGTTCAATAAGAGTACCAATACATGGCATATCGTGATGTAAACTGTACATTCTAGTACCGCATCTAATACGAATCAATTGGTGGTATAAATCATCGTTAGCACCACCAAAAATATTGAAGGTACCTTTGAATTCCATACCGTGATCGATAAGAATTACATCATAATTGTCCCATCTTGTGTCAACTGATGTGATAACTTCTACGTCTGTATAACCTGCATTTCTAACTTGATTTGCAATCATATAGCACCAACCAGCTTTATGCGAACTGATCTTAGGACTAATCTTTCCAACTAAAGAACAGATACCAATTTTGGCATCCATGTCCTTTACATAATCTGTTAAATAAGTAAGCTCTTGATTATTCATTTGTAATTGGTTTTTCAGTATCTTTATAACCGAACTTTTCAACGTAATTATCTAATGCACCTAAATAGGCCACAGCATCTAATAAGTTGTCTTGTTTGTAATTATAAGAATGTCTGCTTAATTTTAATGCAACTAACGCAGCATACATATCAGATCCAGTGAATTCTTTACCAGTCATGCCACTTGCAATTTGAGCTGCTCTTCGCATGCCTTCTTCGAATGGACCATATTGACGTTCTTTCTCTTCAGATCTTTCGTTAATAATTTTGTTGGCTTGTTCTAAAATATTACTCATATAAGGTTGTTTATGGTTTATATACGTGAATTTGTTATTGTTTCAGCAAAAAAAATCCTAGAGCAAAAACTCTAGGATCTTTTCTTTAATGCCGCTTTGTTTAATACCTTCTCGAGATCTTGGTGTCAAGACAAAGTTCTTGAGTCCCCATTCTCGATCCATTTCACCCCAAGTTTCATCAGTGTAAGGTGCTCCCATATTGAGGTCATCTATTGCTACCCAATGTGTAACTTCAGGATGATCGATTAAGTATTGCCTAATCTCAATGGCTCGAGTTTGTTCTAGATCCCATTTTGGTGACCATACGAATACTTTTTCGCTGTACCATGTGCATGCGCTTAAATCTGGTGTGTATGCGATAGGTTTCTTACAGATTCCTTTGGATTCGTAATATTCTCCCATCTCTTCACAATTGGCCCATCTTTTCCAATCTGAACTTACAACAATCTCTGCTCCAGTTTGTGTAATAATATCATTAAGAATTTCAATAGCTTTTTGGTTGAAATTATCAAAACGGTATTCTAATGGCATATCTTTAGCTGAATCAGATGCTTTTATGCCTTCAGCTCTTTGGCGCTTCTTATATCGACCTCCCCATTCTGTAGCTAAACATATAACTCCATCGTGGTCTAAAAATATTACTTTCATTATTCTACGTCTTTTAAATCTGTTCTTAATCTACCTATTGCTGCGTCTAATGTGTTATAAACTGGAATACCATAGCGACTACAAACAATGTCTACATTGCCTTTACGCCAAAATTCATCAGGACAACAAACAATCATTTTCTTAGAATTAGCGTATAAGCCAAGTTCTAACAAGCTAATTGGACTCTTTGTCTCTGGTGAAAAGTACATAAAAATAACATCGCATAAATCTAACATGTTCATTTCCCAATTTACTTGTTTGCTAAATTGAGGATTAGATTCCTTTTGTTCCCAACTAGAATCCCAATCATCTCGACGAGGATTCAAAAACGTTAACGTATTTCGATCTTTAAACAATTCGGGTATTACTGATTGCCAATCTTCAGCAGCTCCCATTTCAATAGAACCTGCTAAGAAAACTGTTGTGTCATTTTTTAGATTCCATGTGGGCATCAACGGTGCTTTAATTACTTCCATATTTCTTTATAATTAGATTTTACTATATTATATTCTTCTTTGCTAATAGGACTCCATGCTGAGAAGTCAAATGTTGAAAACTTAAAATGGTCTATGATTTGCCTTTCTTCTGTCTCATCAATCAAGGTTAATTTGTCAACCCATCTATAAGATCTTTGTAAAAACAAACGTTTGTTAGTCTTATGTTTAAAGACTAACAAACCATGCTCATTTAATTCAGTGTACATTATTTTTCTAATTTTTTTGAGATAAACATAAGACCTTTCCAAATTAGTTTTAAACACATTGCAAACCAAAAGAATGGCCACGCAAAACTCATAGTTGTATAAGCTTCTACATTTGACTCATAATCATCGGGCCATAAATCTTCTAGTTCTGTATTATCATAATCATCAATGTCTAATTGCTTTTTATAGGTATGCATCGCCCAAAGCGATGCAAAATAACCTATAATATAAATTGCTAAAAATATCAATATCATGTTCAATTATTTTAAACGTGCTCTAATTGCAGTAAGAGTAGTTTGGTTTTCAAATTGACCATTTTTGTAGATAGTCTGTAATTCACCTTTAGCTTCAGTTTCCCAATCACAATGATCGTATAATTTGTAAGCCAAGTCTTCTTCGCTTTTGAAGACGCTTAACAAACCTGTTGCAGATTTCTTAGTTCCATCGTCAGTGATTGGATTTTTGAAGATTTCACGTCCTTCACCTTCTACTTCAACATACGTTGCTTTCATTGCGAAACCAAATGTATCACGAGTATTAAATTGGTATGTGAATGAACCTACACCTAAAACGATGTTTGTACTTGCAAATCCTTTTGCTTCTAAACGCTTACAGATTTCTTCAGCTCTTTCAATTGTAATTGAATCTCCGTAGATTGCTCCGATATGACTATCAAGAACTTTATAACCTTGTTCGTTTACAGTTCCACCAAATGCATCCCAAAGTAATTCAATAACACCTTTTACTTTAGGCTCACTGTGAACGTCTTTTGATTTCAATAACTCTGAATCTATCATAATTGGAGGGTTTGAGTTCAATCCACAAATAATATCTACTGGATCTCCAGAGTCAGGGCGAATAACTACTTTACCATCTCTTGCTAAAATCTCTTCTTTAAGAGTAACTATGTGCTCAGTACAAACTTTCCATAAATCCCAAGTATCTGACACGATAGAAAGAATTCCAGTTGGATATGTCTGCATCAAGTTTCTAAATGTACCAACCTCATCTTCTTTAGTTCCAGCACACATTACTGAATGTTCTGTTGCATTCACTGAACCAGCAACAAATTCTGTTTCGTTATAGAATTTACGAGCACCAAAGATAGCAGGCAAACTATCAGATCCACTGAATGAAGTTAAGTGACCAAGTCCTGAACTAATTACAGCATCTACTGAATCCATACCTCTCATTGAGAAGTCATGTCCTTGCCAATCGATAAACCAACTGCGTTCAGCGTCAGTCTTTTCTTGCCATTTAGTCAATACCTTGCGATATTGGTATGCAATTGTAGCCGATGTCATTGGTTTCCACAGCAAGTTAGAAATAATAGTTTCCAAATAGTTTGTAATCCAATAGAATTCTGGAAGTGTATTGTAGATTGTCAATACTGGCACTTTCATTGGCACCAAAGTTCCTTCTTCGATTGCTTTAATGTGAATAGGCAAATAACCTAAGTCGTGAAGAGCTTCAAAATGAGCTACGTCATAGTCAGTATTTAAATACATTGACAATTCTCGTTTCATTTCTCCACAAACTTCGTCTTTTGGACGATTGAAGAATTCATTAGCAAATGCATCGTGAATTTGCTTAACGATCATTTGTTGACCAAATGATACAAGTTGATCGCAACCTTTAGGTGCGTATTTGTTACTTCGTGGTGTGAAGTTTGAGTAAACTAAAGTTGTTCCTTTTGGATACTGTTGGTGGTGGCCTGTTTTGTAGCCGTCTGTTAATAATAAAGGGTTCATATCTTTTATCTTTTAATTATACTGTAAATATACTACTAATTTTTGACATAAAAAAATTTATTTTTAAAATGTTCGTAACTTTATGCTTCTGCCTTGGTTTTTAATAAGCCTTTAATAAATTCTCGGTCCTGAGTAAATGTAGGTGTTTCAATATCAAGTTCCCATACATTTCTTTTGTAAGTATCACTTTCTGAAATAACAGAGGTTTTGTGTGTTACTTCGGCTTGAGTGTTTCTTCGTACAAAAACCTTTTCTACTTTCTTGATAATACCACCTCTTTTCAAACGCGGTGCATAATCATTCCAATTGATTCCCTTTTGAAAAATTAGTTCTTGCATTTGATCTGTCTTAACTCCGTGTAATTCTTTAGGACTATAAAGACTTTGTGCAACTGAAGAGATAGAGTTTCTTACTGCGTCTTGTTGTCTCCAAATAAAGTAGTTTTCAACCTCATCAATAAATGGAATCTGAAATACTCTGGCGTCAAATTGAGCCATGTTAAATTGAGAAACAATTGCACGACCTTGAGTTGGCGTTTGTTCATAATTGCCAAATCCTCTCATCAATCTTAAACGATTGAATTCTGCAGTTGCCATAGAAGCAGCAACTGATGCCATTTTTTGCAAGTTGTTGTCAAACCATGCATGAGTGCCTAATTCGTCAAAGTCTGTTAAAACAAGACTAATCTCGTCTGATTGAACATAAGCAAATTTGGCACCTTGGATATTCTTACATAAAAATGCAGTAGTTGCATCCATGTCTTCAATAAGTCCTTGGTCAAATGGTCGTTCTAAACCTCGTGTGTAAGTGTGAAATGCTTTTCCGTCGATGCGAATAATTGTGAATGTTCTCCTCGGGAGTTTGATTCTGGTTCTATCTTCGTAGAACTCTTTCATGCGGTCGCCTAATGCGTCTTTCATAATATATGTTGTTATGCAACCTTCGTTAGTTGGATGCGGGTTATGTTCTTTATATAAAGAACTTTTGATTTGTTTCAAATAGCAGTCAGGACAGAATTAGTTGGAAACTTTCAGCGTTTTACAGAACTTGTCCAACCTGAACCAATTCCGCCACCTGACTAAATTCTAATTCTATGACATTCCCACTTTCTTCATGTGCTATGAATTAGTAACAATCTGCCTTTGTAGTCAGGACAGGATTCGAACCTGTAATTGTGGAGCGTAAACTATTTACCACATACCTTTGTAACGATAGCGTTTACCATTTCGCCACCTGACTATTTATTTTCCACCATTGCGCCTATTTTTCTTGCTTTGCGCCTATTTTTTCCACCATAAGGCTAAAATTAGAAATTATTTTCCAAATGTTTCGTTGTGTTTGTTTATTACTCATTTTATTTCAGTAAATTCCATTATTACTTTTTCAACTCCATCTTTTATCCATTCTCTTTGAATCTTTCCACTTAATATATCTTTTTTCATATCTAACATTACTCCTATTGTTTCTTCAGTTGAAACTTTAACAACTATTTTTACTTCAAAAGTTCTTGATTTTTGTTTATTGCTCATTTGTTAAATGTTTAAAGGTTTTTTGTCAATCTAAAGGCTTACTATTTGCTTTTGTTTGTCATATTATAGCTTTCCAAATATTATTTTAAATCTTAACCAAATTCTAAATTTAGCAAGTAATAAAAATATAGCATAATCAGTATATGAAGTACAAATCTTTGTACCATAACAAGTTCCACTTAAACCTTCTTGAAATGAATATCCTTCAAAATCAAATAATTCCCATTTTATACTGCTTTTATTATTGCTCATCTTTACCTCCAAATGTTTCGTTGTAGTATTTTTCTGCTGTTTCGTATGGCTTATCTCTAAAATGCCACGATTGATTATAGCAATTGATGATTTGTTGCTTCTCCATTTCTTTGGCTTGTAAAAGAATATCTTTATACATTTTCCTTAATTCTTCTGAATCAAAAGATACTAATCCTAATAATTTTAATTCAATAAATCTTACTGCTGTTTGTTTTTTCATTTTGTTTGTTGTTTAAGTTTTACAATCTCAATCAGTTTTTTAATACACTCAAGCTCTGCTTCTTTATAAGTACCATTAAATTTTAAAGGTTCAGTTCCACATAGTCTATTCCATTTATCATTAATAATTAGATAAGAAAACTCTTGAGTACCAACTTCAATTAATCCTGTTAATCTATATTCTTCTCTAAACCATCTAAACGTTTGTTGGTAGAGTGGTGCACCAATTATTAGGTTTTTATCATTAACGTATCCATTTAAGTCATTTGAAAAATCAAAAAACTTAAATTCTTTACCAATAAAAGCACCAAAACAAGGTTCTTTAAATCCTAATTCTTTTAAAGCTAACGCTTCTTGGTATGGTATAAATTCTTTTTTCATTTTGTTTGTTGTTTAAGATTTTATTTTAATATCAAATGTAGCATAAATTTTATTTGCTGCTATTCTATACCAATCCTCTATTGATTTAGAATGTTTTTTTTCTTCATCCTTAATTCGTTGAATAATGGCTTCAATTATTTGGTTTTCTTCTTCCTTTTCCATTTTGTTATTACTGGTTGATAAGTCATTTCAAAAATATCTGGTTTGCAAGGATAAAATTCTCCTTTAACACCTTTAATAATCCAATCCATTTCATTTGCAATATGATGACCTTCTAAAGTTGGAATTATACATTTAGCAATTCCATTAATGCGTCTTTCAATTGAAAGTGTGTGTGCTGTGTTATTTGTAAATAACCTAATCTCATCCCAATTTTTACGGGTAAATTGCAACGCTTCAATTTCTACTGGTTTTTTTATATACTGTGCCATTTTGTTTGTTGTTTAAAGGTTTTCTATTTCTTCTTTAGTTTTTTATAAATACGATTTAAATTAATCATTATGATTAGTTGTATAAATGTAGTTACCCAATAATAAGCGTGTTCCATAAGTTTTTTTAGTTTAGTTTATCTAATTTATCGTTCAATTCTTTTAACTCTTTTTCTTTCTCCTCTATCTGTTGCTTTAAGGCATCTTTTTCGTGATTGCGTGGGATTAAAACCCCATAGAAACTGTGATTAATAGATTCTAAAGTTTGAGTGCAAAATAATTTTGGCGAATGATATTTGAATTTCACAATATATGTATAATTCCATTCTATAATATCTTCAATATCGTAACCTGTTGTTGTCTTTCCCTCGAATTTATGCTTTACATTGTTCACAGAAGAATATTCTTCTACCAAAGAACAAATGCGACCATCTTCTCCTAAAAATACAGCTTCTCCGTTTTTAAAATTTGGAGTCCCTGTCAAATTATTATTACTTTCGAAATTATTAGTAATATATGGATAGCGTTCGAATGAAAAAAGAGAAGTTATATTAACCCCCAATTCTTTTAATCTCGGTTCAATCTCATTTAGCCATTGCTCCTGCGTGCAAGGCATTGATAGTTTTTCTTTTGTTTCCATTTTGTTTGTTGTTTAAAGGTTTTGTTAATTGTTTTTAGTCAAAATCATAATACTCTTCTTGTGCAGGAACAATCTCCCCATAAATACGCTCTGACTTGTTCCATTTACCATCTACACAACTGTAAACAATTTTAAATACTCTTGTTTCAGGTTTAGGAGCTGGGTAAATTGTATAAATATAATTTGAATTTAAAGTTTCTTTGTAAATCATCTCAATAGTTTCGCCAACCTCATTTACTTCTAATTGTTCAGTAAAACTCCCACTAATCGCTGATGATGTAGTTGTGCCATTTGGATAAAATGATGTTTCTGTAAAAGGAAAAGATGTTGTTGTTGTTGTAGGCACATACGCAGTTAAATCACTTGTATCTCCAAATGTAACATTTGTATTTGTTTCTGTTGTATTCATAATTTTAATTCGGTTTACCTTAAGACCGAAAGGTTTTGTTAAATGTTTTATTGGTGCTTGTTAAATATTTTAAATTTTTCAATATATTTCATACTAAAATAGTGCATTAAAACAGAACCAGTAACAGACCCTACTAAATAAGTAATTAAAATTGGTAAATTTTTAAAATTAGTTACTACTTGCTGAATTACAAGTAACCATACACCATTACTAATTAAACTTGAAATTGTATGGAATAAAAGACTATTACTATTTCTTGCTCTACTAACTAAAGTAAAACTTGCATTTTGTAGCATTGTTAATGCAAACATTATTAATATTTCTTTTGTCATTTGTTAAATGTTTTTTTTGTACTTGTTAAATGTTTTAGTAAAATTTCATGCACTTTGTCCAGTTAATTCATTAATAAACAGGACATTAGAGCCCTTGTAATATCTATATCTATTGGATTGTGTTAATTCCACCTACTGGTATTTGTTAATTGTAGTCAAGACAGGATTTGAACCTGTATTTCTGGCATTAGGCTACTCTTTTTATGATACCTAAACTTTAAAATCCAGTCGTTACCATTTCGCCACCTGACTATTGTTTATAAATTAATGTTTTAAAAATATTTTGCTCCAAAACAATTCAAATACCGCTCCGAATGTTAACCAGTATATTACTGCGTCTATTATTGGATGCACCATTGGTGAATATGTTACTATTGCAATACTAAAACATAATAGCATAGTTGTTTTAAATAAATGCCAAGCATCTGTTGTCCATACTAAAAAAGTGCTTGATCCAAAAAACTTTTCACCTTGATTTCGATCTCCATTTTTCCATTTGTTTTGCCAAGAAATTGTTGAGTCAAAAAATGGCTCCCATTTCTTAGATAACGTCTTAAATACGCTTTTATTATATCGTGATGTTGATACAATAATATCCATTGCGGCGTTTAAAATTCCCGCTAAAATTACTAAAATTAATGTTATCATATTGTTTTATATTAAATCTTTCCTTCGTTCTTTAATTTTTCTAGGCCTTCTTCAATACACTCACTCAAACAAGTGCCTCCGTTATAGAATCTCATAGTAAATGAAACTGTTCCATCAGTATTTGGTTCCATTTCATACAGGTCATCATCATCTAATTCTTTATGTTCAACTGATTCCCAAATTTCACCGTTTACAAAATAGATCTTTTCATAAAAATCTAAATGGTAAAGCAAGGTTTCTTGCCAAGAATTATGTAATTCTGGCAACATACTCGGTACACCATTATCTTGACATTTTTCACGACACCAATCCTCAATCGAGTATCCTTCGTTTATGACTACTTTGCGTAGTTTTCCAATATGTGTTTCTGTTTGACTCATTATTCAGGTTTATAAATTACTACTGTTACAATACAGTCTTTTAATTCTCTTACAATAATTTGTTGTATAAATTTCCAATCTCCGCCGGCTAATCCAGCTCCAATTTTTGGCATACCAATATGTTTGCCTTTGAAGATGTGGTTCATTTTTCTCATACATAACGTGAATGCTACATAGTCAAACGGGTTTGCAACACCATCTTTGTGGTTAGATCCATACTTATATTGAGTATATGCATTGACAACTATAAGCTCTGGCTCATTCTTGTTATTCTTGTAATCTGATAAATTCCAAATGGCATTTTCACCAAGTACAACAGTTTCATAATCGATACAACCTAACTTTTCAATACCTGGTCCCCATAGTTCCATTTCAAACTTATCACATCCGAATGCTTTTGCCATTTGTGGCGCAATTCCAGCACCCATTGTACTAAGACAATTGCAACCATGTACTATTACATCAAACTTAGCTTCTTTGGCTAATTTGATTAAGTCACCTTCTATTTCTTGATAATGCATTAAATTACGTTAAATTGAGTCGCGTTAGTATTCACCAATCTTTTAACAGAATTCGTAGTGTAGATTCCTTCAAAGTATTGATTCAATGTATCAAATCCAGCACTAAAAATACCATGAGTTACGATCAAATAGATTTTGGCAGTTGGTCGGCTTTCTTTCATTGCTTTGGCTAATTCTACGAATGTTCTACCACCATCACAAATATCATCGATGATAACATATTTAAGATCTGCATGCTGATCCAATGTAGGCACTTCAGTTCTAATAATATTGCCAGTTTTGATGTCTCTTACTTTGTTTGCAGTAATGATTCTGTTAATACCAAATTCTTTAGCTACATCAAAAATCTTTTTATAAGCACCTGCATCTGGACTTACCAAGCAAATTCTCTCTTGAGCATCGTTTTTATTATCGATTGCTGTTAGAGCATCTTTAACTAAACGGTGATTATTATGCTTGTGATAATTATCTAAGCACGCTTCTAACACATCTGAGTGAGGATCTAATACAGTCACTCTTGAGAATTTCTGTGCATTGATAATAGGACAAATTACTGTTTTAAGGTAGTTACTTGTACCAACTTCGAATTTACGATCAGATCTTGCACCTAAGAAATAAGGCACATTCAACTTAACATTCTCAACATAAGAAAATTCTCTTAGGGCTTGATTAGCCGCAATGATAAGTTCCAAATCTAAAAATGAATTAAATCGACTAGTAATGCTTACTGTGATTTTATTCGGTAAATCTGCGTCAACCATATCTAATTTGATTGATTGCTGACCGTCAGGAAATTTAGAGATTTTGTATTTAATGTCTGAATTCTCTAGATCGACTAAGTTTAATTTCTGTATCATGATTGTTATATTTAAAAAGTGAATTTTGTTTATTTGCTTAGTTCAGATGGCTTGCCAATATTATACATCAAAGATGCAAAGAATTTAAAACCTTTGTAAGAAGTTGAATCTGCACGACCAATTGCACCCATCAAATCATTATTGACAAATGACTGTACAAAGCTACCACCTTCGTAACCTACACCCCATTTTGTACAAAGAATAGATGTACCAATTTCAATGATGTGATTTTGCTCTTCGGCATTTAAACCACTAACTCCGCAATAAATTGCATTTTGAATGTAATGTAAAGCAACCATGCTTCGTACCGTTTCAATCTGTTTTTGAATATCCATATAGTTTGTTTTTAATTATAGAGCTAATATACTAATAATATTTGACATAAAAAAATCCAGATGAAAATAAATTCACCTGGATCTAAAAAAGTTGCGAACATTTGCTAATTCCAGTAGTTTGTATCTTTCTGGAAGTGTGATTTGTTGTTTCTGTTAATATAATTGCCAATAAGAAGCTTAAGCATGCCGATATATCCCATTTTCTTAAATCTTCGATCATCTTGGCCTACAAATCTGTTTAATATCTTAAATTTACTCTTTTTGTAGTTTCTGCTATAGAAATAATCCTCAGATTGGTGCAAAGTTTCATCAAATCCTCCTAATCTTGCAAAATCGCTCTTTCTTACCATCATATAAACTCCAGTCGAAAATGTCTCTGGTAACAATTTTTGAATGGAGTAAAATGACCTGAAAAATATCTTAGACATTATGCTTTTTGAATTAGATTTGATCTTGCATGTTAAAATATCATATTTGGTTGTAAGCATATAATTAACAGATTTTGAGATTATGTCATTCTCAAACAAAATAGCATCTGCGTCCATAAATAATACCAATTTTGTCTGTGCTAGAGTGGCACCTAAATTTCTGCCATACGAGACAAATCCACCATCTACTATTTCTATATTAATAGATTTTGTGTAATTAGCGAACAATTCAATTCTAGCTCGTGTATGATCTGTTGAGAACGCATCAGCTATAATTACTTTGGTTCCTTCAATACCTATTTGTTTATGAATAGAAGTTAGGGTTTCTATTATGTAATCCTCTTCATTCTTACAAGGAATTACGATTGTCAAAACGTCCTTTATCATATACTATGTAGCTATTATTTTCAATCCAATCACCTGTGTTTAGATAACGTGTTCCATCAATTATTTTATTCTCAGGTTTGTGTATATGTCCACATATAACTCCTTTGCAATTTCTTTTCTTGGCCTGATAAACCAATTGATCCTCGAATGACGTTATAAATTTCACAGCATCTTTAACAGAATCTTTTGCCCATTTAGATATACTTTTCTTATAACCTAATTTCTTCATAAATCTATCAATGGTAATTGCTAATTCATATCCTATTGAACCCAAATGTGCAAGCCATTTTAAACCTACAACTCCGTCGTAAAGATCTCCATGGGTAATGAAATATCCTTTCCATATCATTTCATCAACGATAGTGATATTTGTACCAAAATCTAGAGGTGTGTAATTTCTTAAGAATTCGTCATGATTTCCTGGTATAATATAAACCTTCGTACCATTTTTAGAAAGCTTCATAATTTTACGTAATAGATCTGTATATTCAGATTTCCAATAATGTCTCTTTTTTAAGAGCCAACCATCAATAAAGTCACCAACGATAAAAAGATTTTCCATTTCATATTTGGCTAAGGTTTCAATAAGTGCATCGACGTTTGCACCTTTACTGCCAATATGCACATCAGATATAAATATGGCTTCGACTTTATGCTTTTTCATATAAATTAATCATAATTTGGTTTATATATTCTTGGGAGATTGTTGCATAAAAAAACCGCCGAAGCGGTTTAAAATTTAAAACATCCATTTTGCACCCTTGGACACTAATTCTAGTCCATGGTTTCTATCGATGTAAATCCATTCATATTCTATAAGACCAAATTCGTCTAAGTGAGCCAGAACTTCTTCAGCGCTAAAGCATGAGCAAGAATAAATGTCAAATTGAAACATTGCTGGATCTAATTGATCCCAAACGTGAATTGCACTGTGGCTTGTTGCCAATGTTACCGTTCCAGTTATGCCTTCGTTTCCTGGTTCGTTGACGTAAATTGAAGTTGGGCCTGCAACTACGACCATTCTTACTTTTTCGACTAGTCTTTGAAACCAGTCATTTAATAGGTCTTCAGATTGTGGTGGGTTTTTGAATGTGCCTTTGACAATCAAGTGGAGGTGATTTGGATTGAACATGTGAGCTAATCATATTTTTAAATTGGTTAGCATATTTATTAGTTCTCAGATCCACGTTCGCCGTTTTTAGGAAAATTTTAGGAAATTTTATTCAGCGCTAGTTTGAGGCGCCAATTCGATCCACAGCCCATTTTGCTTAAGATATTTGTCTCTGATCTGGATCGCCCGTTTGATGTCACTAAATGTAGCCCTTTCATCATAGGTTGGATCCATCATTTCTTGCAACTCATCCATAGTTGCCTTGTCAGTGATGTAGTCAAGTTGCTCTTGCGTGATGTGCAAAAATTGACACGTCGCTTGGTCCATTAAGTCAAATAGTCCACGCATACTTAAAAAACAAATAGATCCATGTTCGCGTCTACTTTGCCTACAACCTTCGAGGCATGCACGTTTGATATTTTCACGAGAAACGATTCTGGGTATTTAACCCCTACATAGACTTTTTTGTCGCCGTTTGTCAACGTGACAGCTAAGACCGATCCGTTTAATGTATTGCTTAGAGCATTGGTTCTAAATTGTGGTGGAACTACTAAGCCGTGTTGGCTAAATTGGGCCACTAGGTCCTCAAACTTTTCTACTTTCATGTTACTTCTTTTATTTAGTAGTTATATTCCAAT